TCTCCTTCACCTATTCTTATTGATATGCCGAGAGGTATGGAAAAGAGTAAGTTAATAGGAATTTATACGGCTATAGAGCAGATCAAGAAAGGGAAACTTTTTGATACTCGTAATAAATATAAAAAGTGGTGGATTGATTCACCACAAATCTGGGTATTCACAAATGAAGAACCAGATTTAAGTTATTTATCTTCTGACAGGTGGAAGATATGGGATATAAATAACGAAAAGGCATTAGTTGAACATGTCGTTGTTCCTAATGACGGATTAATAAATTGAAAAGATATAGAAATTTATTTAGACATATATAATGTGTTATAAAATCCTGATAATATTACTATAATGTGATTATTAGGTAACATATATAGTATATTACAAATTTTGAGTTGTAATATATTCGGTAATCATTATATATATAATGTGTACGCGTGAAAGTCATTTAAAATATACTCTAGTCTTTAGGAGTATATTTTAAATATAGAACTTTATAGATCAAATTTTGACCATTATATTAATAATCAAATTAGTATAATAAAAATTGTTACATTTATGCTTTAGCATAAATCCCGACGGGAGGTCTGATACTGGCGACATAGCGTATCATATAATTATAACGTATTTTTTGTTTGACTTTAGGCACAAAAAATAAAGTTATAATTTATAAATTGAATAGATCATTTGAACTTTATCATATAATAGTTTATATCAAATGCCGAAGAAGTTTTTTAAAAAAGTTGGGAAAGGTTTAGGAAAAGCTGTTAAATCGGTAGCGGGTGATGTTTTTAGTGCTGTTAAGTCTGGAAATTTCGATCCTGCATCTATAGCGACAAGTGTTATTAAAAAGAATATTAAACGAGTCGCTAAAAAGGTAGGTATCGCCGATCATATCGGAGATCATGCCGCTCATAAGCTTGCGGGTAATATGGAGAGTATTATTCACAAGATTAAAGGAAATGGTGATTATATTACAAGTGCCGCCGATGTTGACCATAATGTGTTAATTCATGGTTCACATGGCACAGCTAAACCAATTCCTCAGTTTAGTGCGAAAAGTATGAGAGACGGAAGATCTATGATGATAGCACATCGTGAATTTATAGGCGATGTGTCAGGATCTACTGCGTATGCTTTTAGACGTTTTGCAACTGATCCAACGGCAACGTTAACGTTTCCTTGGTTATCAACCATATCCCCACTTTTTCAAAAGTATAGGTTTCATGGTTTAGTATTTGAATTCGTAAGTACTTCTTCGAATGCTTTGAATAGTACAAATACAGCATTGGGTACGGTTATAATGACGCATCAAACGAATGCGTTGGCCGCGCCTTTTGCTAATAAGGTGACACAAGAAAATACATTTGGTGCAATTTCTTGTAAACCTGCTGAGTCAATAGTATGTGGATGTGAATGTTCGCCAGCGTTAAACATTAATCCTTCATACATTAGACATAGTAATGATAACAACGCAAATTTTGATATAAGACTTAATCAAGGTTATGGATTTATGCAATATGGGTTTGTTGGAATGCAAGCCGTTAATACTATCGGTGAAGCATGGGTATCATATATGATTGAGTTAATAGATCCTATCTTAAATCAATCGACATCTTCAATTCTGCCCGTTGCGCACTTTTCTTTAAATAATACTGTTACTGATGGGTTCAGTACAGGTCTTATTTTCGGTGATGGTGGGACTGAGTTAGTTAACTCAATGGGTGTTATTGTTACGGGTGCATCAAACGTGTTAACAATTCCAGCTACAGCGTTTGAAGGGTTAACAGCACCAGTGAATATTGTAGTTTCTTATATGTTGAATGGTGCTGTATCAGGCAGTCCCTTGACTGGTTTCGGTGGATTAAATCCGCCAGGTTCGAATGTTGTAAATAATAATATTTATACTTCTCTCGGTGTTGCCGATTCTTCGTCACAAGTTGCTTCAGGTGGCGGAGGAGTAGGCACATCGTTTTTTGAAAATAACGCGTGGACGGTTCTTGATCCGACAGTAGATGTTATTTTAACATATTCAACTGCGACGTGTATATTTCCTGTTGATGATCCAATAACTCCATTGTGTGGTGATTTGTTCGTCACGATATATACACCACTTGTATAAAAATATATTTACATATAGTATAATGGAAATAGATATACAAAATATAATGATTTATGAAATGCCGGAATATATAGATCAGTCATTTTATAGGAATCATAGAAAGTTGAAAACTCAAAAAAGAAAGTCTGGAATACGTGGAGTCGATAGACGCCCTCGTAAGGCTAGAGTTATGTCTAAACAATGCATTCAATGTATGCGTTTTAGGGGCAATCATTGTAAGTATGATAAATGTATCGAGTGTAGGAGAGAAATTGATAAATGTATTAATGAACTTTTTAAGGATATTAAAAAAGATATCACAGTATATGATAGTTTATTACAGTGATATTATAGTGAAAAAGTGTTACATGTTACACTTTATTACAGTATAACAATATTTACGTATATATATATATAGGAATGTAATGAGTAGATATATATTTACGAAAATAAGTAAATCTATTTTTGGAGTTATTCCAGATATGATAATATCGCCAAAAATAGATAGAATGTCCACGAGTCTTTTAAGACAAAGTGCGAACAGGGATGAATTTTTTTGAATTTATAAATTTATTGTAAATGAGAAAAAAGAAGGGAGCCGGCAAATTTAATTACAATTTTATTGTTAGTTTCGCGGTTAAATTAATTATTATAATATATATGACAATATTATAATATATAGTAAATGACAAAAAAACAAGTTGTTGTAATGGAAAGACAAAATAGATGTTATGATTTCAGAATGTCTGTTGTGGCTAAAAATGGTGTATCATTTACGTATGAACAGTTAGGTCAGTGTTTAATGAAATTATGTAAGAAAGTAGTTTTTCAAATTGAGAAAGGGGAAAAATCTGATTACTTACATTTTCAGGGTCGAATTAGTTTAATTAAGTCGATGTTAAAAATGACGTTCATAGAAGCTGTTATGAAGATAATGAATATCAGCAAGGGCGAGGCTCCGCAATATGTTGAACCAACAGTAAAAGGAGTTGTAAAAACGAGCAATTTTAATTATGTCTTGAAAGAACAAACGCGAGTTTCAGGACCCTGGACAGAAAAAGATTTTGTTCAGGAAGAATTAAAAAAAGTGGAATATATACCACGACAATATAGAAATTTACTTGATAAATTATACCCGTATCAAAAGTGTATCTATAATAGTAAAGATACATTTGATATTAGAGGGATTAATATTGTAATAGACCCGATAGGGAATCAAGGAAAAAGTACAATAGCATCTTTATGCGAGTTATTCGCTGATGGTATTGACGTTCCGCCGATTAATGATTATAAGGAGTTAATACAGTTAGTATGTGATGAATGTATTGGTACAAATAATCGTTCTCCTTCACCTATTCTTATTGATATGCCGAGAGGTATGGAAAAGAGTAAGTTAA